GATCGCCACGGACGTAGTCGGTAGTTTCGCCGAGTCCAGCCACATGCCATTGTCCGCTGATCCTTTTGCCATTCCACGGCCATGCCTTTATCCGTGGTGGCGGCGGTATCTGTTCCGGGGTCATGCGGCACCGCCGATCTTGGCGAGGGCGTCTTTGAACGCGGCGTAGGTACGTTTGCTGCAAATTTCTCCAATATCAACGCGGTCCCTTACCCCTGCCGCCCCAGACTTTCGACCGCCCCCCTGCTGCATCGCTGCGTCAGTCGGGCCAGATCACGTTGCCCTTTACGTCATACCGGATGCGCTGCTTGATGGTCTTGCCCTGCGCTTCTGCGGCTTCGCGTTGGGTCTTAGCCTTGTGGCAATCGGTGCAGATGGCTTCGAGGTTGTCAGCGTCATCCTCTCCACCCAGCGACTTCGGCTTAATGTGATCAACCTCGGTTGCTGGTGTCACGCGGCCTGCGCGTTTGCATGGTTGGCATAGGTACTGGTCATGCTCCATCACCCAATCGCGAAGCTTAACCCAAGCCGCGCCATATCCGCGCACATGCCTTGACCCGCGATAACCCCAGTTGCTCGGCGTCTTGCCTGTGCTAGGCTTGTACTTTGCCATGTGGAGTTAGCCCGATGCGTTACGCCTTGATCGTTGCTGCCTTGCTTGCCTCGCCCGCTGTGGCTGATGATACATCACCATCCATAAAGGTCGGGCAGTTCGCAGCATTACTTGCCGCCGAGGGGCAATGCTCCATGCATTACAATCCTGATGCTGTTGCGTCCTATGTGGCGCGCACGTTTGTGACACCTGAGGAGTTGGACGCGATGGCTGCCTTGCCAGTGCTTACGTCTGGTCATGCGAGCCTGATCAGCAAGCAGTCGGCGACAGCTAAGGTTGCCACATGTGCGGCTGCGCGGTCCAATGCCAAGCGCCTTGGGTTTGTCTACTAAACCTGAAACGCAAAAAGCGCCAAGGTTTCTCCCGGCGATCTGCTTGTGTGATTTGGTGGAATTGCGGCAGCACCCCGTCATGTCGCGGGGTTGTACCGCGCTGATCGGACAAACGCCCAGAACCAGCAACACGCGAATATTGCCACACAACATCTAGTTGCGCAATACCTTATACAGCCCTTCGCACTGATAGCGGATCAACGGCGATATCGTTGTCGCGCCCGAATATCTGGACGGTCGCCTGCACCATCGGGTACGAGGTGCCAGGCTTGACCACCATTCGCCCGAATGTTGCCAGCATCCCTGCGAATGGCCCGTCCGCGATTTCCAGCGGGTCGCCGGATTTGTACTGCGCAATCACGTTGATGATTTCCTGCCTGCTGGCATTGGCCGCTGACAGCCGGTCGCGTTCTGCGATGATGCGCTTGGCATCGGCAAGGCGGGCGTCTGCCTCGGCTTGAAACCGATGCCAGCTTCGCACGTCCGATGGCAGCAGAAACTTGATGGTGCGCGACAGGTGGCGAATATCCATGATGTCGCTGATCATGTGCGACGGCGCGGTAATGCGCAGGTAGTTCGGCAATGCCGGATATTCAAACGGTTCGGCCACGCGGGATTTACCGCGCCGCTCGAACTCTATTCGCCTGCCGGGCCAGTGGGCAACGCCAAGTGCGGCAAGATCGGCCATGACCTCAAATTCCCGGCCCGTGGTGGCGTATGCCATGATTTCAGTGGTCATGCATTGCTCCTCGCGGTCAGATCAAAACCAAGCGGCTCATATTCATATTCCAACGGCCAGCCATCAGGCCCCAGCACCTCGCTATGTGTTGGCCGGTCAGTGAATACCTCACGCGTTTGGCCGGGGTTCACGTCTGGATCAAAGCGGCCTTCCTGCGCGCGATAGGTTGCTTTGATCTTCATGCTGCACTCCCATCTTTCCAGCGGCCCATCCCGATCTTGTCAGCCGTCTTGCGCAGCCAGTGGTAATAGACCGTCGCGGGGGTCACGCCCAAAGCCTCGGCGCAGGCGTTGAAGCTGGGGTAGGTCACGCCGCGAACGGTGATCGGATAGGCGGTGTAACGGTCCTTCACGTTTTCCCGCTTGTCCGGGGCATTGAAGGCGCAATAGGCGATGATGGTTTTCCCGCCGCGCCGATGCTCTACAATCTTTGCCTCGCCTTGCTTGACCATCCATGCCGCTGCCTTCTGGCATTTCAGTTGCGTCAGCCCTGCGGTGCGGGATAGCACATAAGCGGATATCGGCTTTTTGCCGATCAGGCGGCGCATGATGGCGAGCGTTGACGCCTCGGGCACATCAGGCAGGCGATGACCGTTGTTTTCGATTGATGTTGGCGCTGCGGCTTGGTGCCGTTCGGCCCGGGCGGATTTGGCCCATGCAGCCGCGAGAGCTTTCTCATCCCATGCGCCGAAAGGTTTCATCGTCGCCTGCACCTTGGGCGGCAGGACCGGCGCGGATTTGGCGCTGGTGATTTGATATGGGGATAGGTCGGTCATATCGCACACTCCACAAGACACGCGACAATCGTTCCGACCGGGCTTGCCGGGGCTTCGACCTGTTCGCCGTTGATCCATGCAGGAACGCGACCCAGCGATTTGCCCAGATCGGCGGGGCTGATGTTGTGCTGCAATGCGATGCTGATCAGAACGGCTGCATCGGCCAGGCTTGCTGCGATGGCACCGCCACGAAGGGTATTGGCGAAAACCTCGCGTGGCTTGCCTTGGCGGTCAAAGCCCACGGTTACGGTGATCAGGTGATCGTTCCACAGCGCCTCGGTCGTGATGTTCGGGCGGCGGGTGGGGAGTGGGGTGCGGTTCATTGCACGCACTCCAATGACCCATCCCAAGCGCAGTGATGGCAAAACCACCGGAAGCCGTCTTCGGTAATATCCACGACCATGCACTTCTCCAATTGCTTTTCGCGTGTGGCGCTGCATTGAGGGCATGTGCAGCGATGACGACCTATCACCGCTGGCACGTTGAATTTCATCCAGTCCAGTTCGATTTGCAGTGTCATGCTGCGGCACCGAACAGATCACCCACCGATGACGCCGCCTCGGCCAAGTTCTTTCCGGCTTGCGCGGCATATTCCGGTTTCAGCTCAAATCCAAGATAGCGGCGGAACTGCTTGACAGCTTGGTATCCGGTTGACCCGATGCCGTTGAATGGGTCCATGACAACATCGCCCGGCTTGCTGTAGAGACGCAGGCATCGATCAATCACGTCCAGCTGCAGCGGGCAGACGTGGCGCTCATCCCCTGCCGCCTTCATGCGGTTTAGGACGTTGCCCTGCTGAATATCCATCCAGACGGGCGACGCCAATTTCTGCCATTCGTACACGTCAAATTCGGCGTGCGGGATCAGTGCGGCGATTTGATCATCGGTTGGCGTTTCAGATGCCAGCCCTTGCCGGTGCATTTCGTGCAACCACTTGCGCACGATCTTGACGGCTTCTTTCATGTCGCCCGGCGCGCAATGTTCAATGCGATCTGGGTTGTCACCATCCTTGCGGAAAAACAGCATATAGTCTGGCATGCCGACGCGGTTCATAGCACTATCTTTGCGGATCTGCTTGTAGAGCAGGCCAAGCGCTTTTGTCCGCTGCATCTCGACTACGGGGTCTTTCCAGATCGTCGCCCGGCCATGGTAGATCATCCCGGCGTCAGTGTGCGCCTTGATCAGATCACCTGAGAAGTCTTGCAGACCGATGGCCCCATCGCGGCCCTTGCGCATCGGAAGATCAGTGCAATGCACGCAAACCATGCGGCCAGGCTTCATCACACGGGTTAGCGCATCGGCGAAGAATTTGTATTGGTTGATGAATTGCACCCCGCCGCCCGCATTGCCCAGATCGCGCTCGCTATCTGAATAGACGAAGAGGTCGCCGAATGGCGGCGAGAAGCACGACATGTCAACACTGTCTGGGGGCATAGCCCACATTCCTTCAATGCAATCCGAATTGTGCAGCGCCCATCCGGCACCTGAATATTCCGGTTTTTTCATTTCACATGCGCCCATGATTGATTGAGTTTTATTTTACTGACTACCGCTTGGGAAATCCCAAACGCGGCGGCAATGTCGGCCTGTCGTCTAGTATCCGCCCTTATGGCAATTACGGCATCAGCGGTTAGTTTTGCCGCATGGCAGGCCGACCCCTTGGGCTGATTATTGACGCGCCGACCCTTGGCATCCATATCATTCACGTTGTCGGTATGGTTTCCTAGGAACAAATGATCCGCGTTCACGCACGGCGGATTATCGCACCGATGAAGGATCAGACCACCTTCCGGGATTTCCCCGTTGACTACTGACCACGCATACCTGTGAGCCTTTACAAGTTTTCCGCCAATCCTGAGATGCCCATAAGACTTGCCATCATGAGCGCCGGTCCACATCAAGCAGCCAGTCACAATGTCTTTGACAGTTCTTGCAGCAAATGCCTCTGCGGGTGTTGCATGGTGCGATGAAGCCCCCCCTAGGGGATCGCCATGGCGATGCCATCTCTTGTAATGCGGCCCACACCATCCGAGATGCTTTGATGGCTTGCCGCATCCCTCAACTTTGCATATTGTCGTATCTGTCATTCAAAGCATCCAATCTGCTTGTTTGGCGTGGCGGCGGAGGCTGTAACCTCCCCGCCAAACCATCTTAGCACCACCTAGGCAACTGTCAACTGCCTGTCCTCACCCATTCAGGAAATGCCAAATCAAGCGGGCGATCATATACGACCCTGCGTTTGGCATTCGTTTGCGCTGATTTCATGGCTTCGGCCATGCGCCGTTTCATCTCGTCGTGTTTTTTCGATTTGACGTTGATCACGTCCCAGATTGACGCCTCGGTGTCGCTGATCACGATATCGTTGCGCACGGTTTCCGACTGCCCAAAGCGATGCGACCGGCGAACGGCCTGATAGTGCTGCTCATATGAAAAGCTGATCGAGGCAAATACCGCATGCGAGCAGTGCTGCCAGTTGACGCCAAAACCTGCCAGCTTAGGCTTGGTCACGATTGCCCGATATTCACCGTCGGCAAAGCCAAGCAGTCGGCGTTCTTTTTCGTCGGGGTCAAGATCGCCGCGCACTTCGATTGCACCGGGGATCATTTTGGCCAGCGTTGTGCTTTCATCATTGGTTTCGCACCAGACCGTGACCGGCTTGTCATGGGTTGCCAGATCAGCCGCCATTTCGCAGCGCTGTTTCAGGGTCAGCCGCTTTTCCTCATGGAATGACGTTGCGGACATTTCCGGGATGCGAAACAGCATTCCATCCGCGACCTTTTCCATGCGGTCAGCGGCTACAGTGTGAATGCGCCGATCTACATCGGGCAGGATATATCCCGCATCATCGCCGCCCAAGTCAGAAGGTAGTGTTGCACAACGCGACCACGACGCTACAAAAGACCAGAAGTCCTCTACAGCATGCCCCTTCAGCCGCCAGTCTTGCGATGCGGTTGACGTGTCATTGATAAACCACTTTGACAGCATTTCTTGCTGGCGCATGACGCCCAGAAACTCGGCATGGTTCCCAAGTTCGGTATGGTCATTTGGCGACGGGGTCGCGGTTGCTGCCAGCTTGTACGGCGTGTCAATGAACGCATCCTGGATCATCGCCCGCGTGCGCCCGGCGTAGCTTTTCAGGATGCTGCTTTCATCAAGAACCACAGCGCCGAATGATTGCGGGTCAAGCTTGGCTAGACGCTCATAGTTGGCGACCATCACGCCGGAACCAACTTCATGCTGTTCGCGGGTTTGGCGCGCGTCTATGCCAAATTTCTGGCCTTCGCGCACCATCTGCCCGGCAACTGCAAGCGGCGTCAGGATCAAGGATGGCTTCCCGGTTTCATCCGCGCACTGCCGCGCAAACTCCAACTCAATAAGAGATTTACCAAGGCCAGTATCTAGAAATGCCGCAGACTTGCCTCGATTGAGTGCAAACTCCAATGCCGCGATCTGGTGTGCCTTTGCATCCGGATTAATCGGATGCGGATCAAATCCATATCTTTGCGCATCTGGGGCGCGTGAGGCTATGAAAGCCCTGTATTCCGATAAACTCATTCTTTCCTCACTTTCGTCTCCCTTGGAAAAGCGCGCGGCAGCCTGGGAGGATAAGGCTTTTCGGTTGGCCAACCTAGCCGCGCTTGATCATCTTAGACGTTTCTGCGGTTAGGGCAATTCATAGTTTCAAACTAAACTGTACGGTTCAAAACGTCTTAGGCTTGAAACCGGCATCGGCCAAGATTTCGGCGACGGCTTGGGAGTGGGGTGCTGTTCATGCGGATTACCCTTTGGCATCGTCGGTCATGCAATTCCCGCGCAAAGCGATATCCACCGCTGCGGCCCGATCATCGGCGGATTTGCTTGGGAACATTTCCGCGACCAGCGCATCAACGCGCGCCCGTTCCTCTGCCGTCGCGGGGCGGCGTTTGGGTTCTTCCGGTTCCGGCCCGCGCTCAAGGGCTGCGATCATCTGCACACGCGGTCCAGTCAGCGCCTTGCAGCGTTTTTCCAGTTCTTCCCATGTCGGCCAAAAACGGTAGGTTTCCCGCAGCAACACGGTTTTGACCACATCGGCGGGGAAGCGGGTGAGGCGCGCTGAATACACCGAAACCCGTAGTTCATCCGCAAACGGGTCATCGGCGCGGCGCGCAACGATCACCGACAATTCGGCAAGCCATTCCTCGATCAGCCGCACCTGGGCCGGGGTCAGGAAATTGCGCAGATCGGCAAGCGCGGCTTCATGGTTTCCGGCTGGTGACACGGCGCACGACACAGCGACTTGATAGGACGGCAGATGCTCGCCGTTTGGTCCGCTGGGGAAGCGATGTTCATACTTCACCGCCAGCCCTACGCCGTGCGACAATGCTCGCGATACTGCTGCCTTGTCCATATCGACCGGGCGCTGACCCGCCAGCCATGTTGCCACGCGCTGCGTATCGGCTGGAGATAACACGGCACTGCGTTGCCCAGCACTGTTCCCAGCCTCGATGCGATTTCCTTCCGCCTGCATCTGTGCGGTCTGACCAGTAAGCATGGAACCCAAGTGCTTCATCGTGAATTACCTCGTCTGGAATGTTTTGCTTGCGGGCATAGGCCCAACCTTCGTCGCTCAATGCCCAATCCTCGGGCAGGCGGTGTTTGTCTGGCTTGAGGGGCTTTGCAGCCTCGGGGAATACAAGGGGTTCTTGGTTCAAGGATGGTTCAAGGATGGTTTGGGTCCCGCTGCGGGACGGGTGGGGGTCCCGCTGCGGGACGGGTGGGGTCCCGCTATGGGACTGGTCCCGCTCTGGGACTAGTCCCGCAACGGGACTGCTTTGCGCCGTTTCGGACTTGGAATCCGGCAGTGAATTTAGCATTTCAAGGTCAATGCTGTAGACTACAGTTGACCCTCCCCGGCATGGCCGCGTCCCGGTTTCAAACAGCAAACCTTCAGCAACAAACTCGTTCATTGTACGGATGACGGTTGACCGCCCGCACTCTGTTTCGTCGGCTATCGTCTGCTTTGACGCCCATATCCCGCTGCCATCATCGCTGGCCTTGTCGGCCAAATATGCGAGAATAGACTTCCTGATCTGGGAGCCTATCGCCCGCTTGTAGACAAGGACTGAAACCTTATTGCTCATACGACACCCCGACTGCATTCCGCTGCCAGCAAGTATTTCAAGCTGGCCTCGGCCTCCGTGTTGAGGCGGCAGCGGCTCAGCACCACCTCAAGCGCCCGGCGGGTCGTGATTGTGTCTGTCTTGGTGGTCACGCTCAGCGCGCGCGCCTGACCCCGTCCCCGCGCGATATGGCCGCGCCGTTCAAGGGCAAGAATGAGGCGGTGAATCCCGCTCTTGGAGTTCAGCCCAAGGGCCTCTTTCATTTCCTCGAATGATGGGGCCATGCCGCAAGTGTCAAAACATTCCTGAATGAACGCGAGCAGCTTGGCTTGCTGCGCGGTCAGGCCAACGGACAATTGTTCCGGCTTGATTTCACCGATAGAATCGGGATAGTGGCTTGCATCAGCCATGTGCATCTCCTTCCGCGAGTGCATATCGGTTAGAGCCGTGTGGGGTCGCCAAACCCTGCGCGGCTCGTTCAATTCTAAGCCTTTTCTCTTGCCACAGCAAGCATTTAGGCCAAATTTCCCGCTGTTTCTGCATGATCTTTTCACCGCTCATTTGACGCGCATCACCATTTGCAGGGCGCGGACTATCTCGCGCAGTTCGGCTATCTCGTCGGACATTTGCAGGATCGCGCGGGCCATGTAGGCTTGATCCTCAGGCCGCATCCGGCCCAGCAACGCGCTTTCGATGAAACCGCCGCGATCTGCTGGCCACGGTTTCAGCGTCGGCTTTTTGCCATGCCTTTCCAGTAGGGCAGTTAGCCGCCGCTTGTTATCCTCGGCAAATCCACAGGTGTTCATATGTCCACACCCCTTGTCGTGATCCCAATTGCCGCGAATGCCGCCTCTATCGTCTCAACCTTGACGACATGGCCTTTCCAGCCGCCGTGCCATGCCTCTTGCCGCTCGTTTAGCTTTTTCTCCGAAGGCGGGCGCTTGCCGTCCTTGATTTCCAGCGCGTAATTCACGCCCTTGAAGCCGACCAATATGTCAGGGCACCCACCGCCAACCGCGCTCAGGTCTTGCACCGTTGCCCCGGCTGATTTCAGCGCGTGTACTATCTCGGAGTGGTTGCGATCAACCTTCGCTGCCCGCCTCATTTGCGCAGCCCTTCGGCCAGGATGACATGCTTGCGCCCGTGGTTTTCATGGAAGCCCATTCCAACCAAAGCTGTCTGTCTGGCTCTTATCGCATCGTCTTTGTCAGAAAATACGCCTATGTATTTTTTGCCGACATGCACCATCCATCTGCTATGATGTTTACTCCAGCAAACGCCCATTACCCCACTCTTATTATCTATTCTTATCCGAGTGTTTCTCCGGTTATCAGCCGATGACACTTTACGCAGGTTCACTATGGAGTTATCCGCCCTCACCCCGTTGATATGATCTACCTGTTCATCAGGCCATGAACCGGTTGCCATTGCGACCACTACGCGATGCGCGCGGTATGCCCTGTCAAATATATCGCCTATCTTATATCCACGGCAGTTGGCGGTCATTGCCTCCATACCCGAATATCTAGCATTCCAGCGGTTCGCTACAGCATCGCTTGCAAACATACTCTGCGGCCTGCTTTTCCAATATAATTTTCCAGCATTATAGTCGCAGCTTAAAATTTCCGAAAGCAAGACTACTTTCCCATCATGCCAAATTGCTGCGCCTGCAACGGTATTAATTTCTGTTCTATGCATTGGAATCACACCTGTTTATTGTTTTACCTTGATGTTTATCGGCGGCAGATTTCCACCGAAGTTCAGCGGCGTCTCTGCACCCATCGCAGGCCCAGAGATACGCTTGCTTTGGGATTTCAGACCAAAGGCCGGGAAGGCGAAAGCCGTGAGGCGCTTGAGGCGCGCGGCAAAGGCTACAGGCATGATTTACCCCCATTATAATCTCCGCTGAGCATGTCTGCGACGACCGCCAGAAACTCGTGATCAAACCCGTAGCGATCTGCCCACAGCGTCTTGTTTGTGTGGATGCCATCCGGCCCTTGGTGGTGATTTTTGCAGAGCGGAATGACCTCGAAGTCAGACGCCTTGCGCGCCCCGTAGCGGCCATGAAAGACGTGGTGGGCATCGCTAGGCCCCGGTCGTGCGCAGATCACGCAGGGCAGGCCCTTGACAGACTCTAGGTGGGCCTTAGCCCGCGCTGTGCCGCGCTCTGGCTTAGGTGCTTTCTGCCCCAGTGGGCCGCGCCCTGCGATATCCATCACATGCCCAAGGCCGAGCGGTACAGATCCTCGATGGCCTCCTGCTCGGCCAAGGCGTCGGCGGTGATCTTGCGCAGGGCAATGATGCGCTTCATGATCTTGGTGTCGTAACCCAGGCCCTTGGCCTCGGCGAACAGTTCCTTTTCCTGCTCGGCCACGTCCTTCTTTTCGGATGCGAGTTGCTCCGCCCGCTCGATAAAGGATTTCAGTTCGTTGGCGGTCACGTTGTGAATGTCGGTCATGCGATGTTCCTTTGCAGTTGTTCCGGCTCAATGCCGATCTGTTCCGCGATCCAGTTGAGAACCGCGCTCTTGCTTTCCTGAAAACGCTTGCCGCCCATGGCGCGCATGGATTGGCTTTCCGGCGTCCAGACAGTCACCACAGGGCCGCGAACCTGCGATATGGCGTAACCATGCCGCCCGGCCTCAGCCGCTTGCAGGGCGGTCTTGACGCGCTCTGCCGTGGCATTAGCCCCGCAGTCCAAAGTGTAGGTATTGCGGTAGCCAGTGACGATCAGCGCGTGTTTGCGAAGCGTCTCCGCGTTCGCAGCCCACGGCAGGTTGTGCATGGCCTCGGGCAAGTGACGCCATGCCTCGTTGATTTCCGCAAACTGGTGCCGATGGCTGTTCGGGCTGCGCTGGTGATCTATCTCGACAATCACCACATCGCCCGCATCCATTGCCTCGCGCGCCGCTGCCATGCCATAATGGCCGACAGGCGTTAGGGTTGATCCATCCCACCGCGCGCGCAGCATCAGTTCGGCTCCGTCACGGCGAAGTGCTTGCGCCAGACCATCGTTGCCACCATCTTGGCCGCTTCATCGCCGCCGATGGATTCAGCCGCCGCGCCGATCAGCAGCGTTTCATCGGTCAGGCCGCGCGCAATCAGTTCGCGGATGGTCTGCCGTGCTTTCTGGGCTTGGGTGTTGGGGGTCATGCTCGCCATTCCGGTGCAAACGGGATGGCATCGTCATCCATGGCGCTGCGTTGGGCAGGTGCGCGGTCTTGGCGTTCCTGCGGCTTGCTTTCGCGCTGTTCGCCACTACCCAAGAGCGTGACCTGATCTGCCTTCACGGTGAGATAGGTTTTGCCCTCATGTTCGCGGGTGGACAGTTCGCCAGAGACGGAAACCTTACCGCCCTTGGTCAGGTATTGCGCCAGCGTCTCGCCGCGCTTGCCCCACAGCGTGCAGTCGAAATAGAGCGTGCGCTTTGTATCGCCAAATCCCTCGCTGACGGCAACTGAAAATCCCGTCACCTTATCCCCAGATTGTGTCGTGCGAACTACGGCGTCTCGCGTCAGACCGCCAGCTATTGTTATGCTTTTCATTATTTGGTCCTTCCAAAGCTACCGTGCATTTCACGGCTTGCGTTAATATAAGCCAAGTGCGCTTCTTCTGGCGTTTTGTAATATCCTAGGCAAAATCGCTTGCCGTCCTTGGATATTCTAGCGTGCCAAGTCCCGTCTCTCTTGTAAGGGCTTACACCCTTAAACCCAGAAATGTTTAATTTTGATGTTTTACGGTTCGCCTGATTTTGAGACTTTGATGCAACGCGTAGGTTGCCCCTTCGGTTGTTAATCCCATTCGCATCACGATGGTCTACTTCCATCTGTTGCGGGTTCCCCATAATAAGCCTGTGCATTGATATATGCCCGCGCTTTCCGCTTTCGTTTTTTGGAATATTGCACCCAGCGTATACCTGACCACCGTCACGGCGAACGTACCAATTTACCCCAGAAACGATATCTACATCTGTAACATCAATGATAGCCTCATACCCCTGCGTGAGTGGTACATAAGCAATATTGCCTTCAATGCGGATAGGCCTTATCTTCTTGGGCATCTGGCGGGTTCCTTCCGCTGGTGTGGGCGGGTGAGATTGGCGTCTCCCCGCCTGAATACCATATAGGTATCCCTAGCATGGTCAATAGGCTTCTGAAGTTTCCCACACGCGCAGACCATCTGCGGCGCAATTTTCCTTGTGGTTTTTGCGCGCCCATTCATCAACAAACGCGGTGATTGCATCCCGATCATTTTTGGCGATGAAATGAAGCAACGCGCGATGATCAGTCACTTCATAGCGCGTGACCTTTCTCATCCCGCGAACAATGTCTTTTTGCGCTTCCGAAGCCTTAGCCCGCGCATCTGCCGCAGCATCAAGAGCCGCCTGTGCTCCCCGCTGCGCCTCGATATTCGCAGCCCCTGCCGCCGCAACCTTGGCCTCTGCCTCTTTGCGTGCGATCTCCGCAGCTTCCCAAGCGGCCTTGCGTGCGACTTCCTTTTCCGCCGCCAGCTTCTGCTTGAATCCACCGACCAGCGCGACAAGGCAATCCTCGATCCTCTTGGCGTCGGAAATAGTCGGCTTCCACCGTTCCAGCTCTGATTTGTAGGCGTCATACATCGGCGCAGTGGCTGATTTTTGCCCTGCCTCAAGATCAAGCCGCCATTGCCGAGCGCCCTTGCGCAGGGCATCCACGGCGTTCATCTGGGATTCGTTTTCGACAGGCATCCCGTCCGACCAATTCTCGGCCTCCATCCGAATTTCTTCAAACGCGGCATTGATCGTGTCTATGGGGTCGGGCGGGTTGTTTGCGCCGATGATGGCGCGCGGGTTTTCAACGTTCATTTCGCACCTCAATAAGGGATTTCGTCTTGCAGATCGGAGTTTGCCTTTGACGCCAGCGCGGCCTTGCGATCATCTTTGGCTTTGATCACAGCCGTCTCGCCCTGAACGCTGCGCGGAATGTCTTTCCAGATCGCGGAAAGCTGTTCCATGCTGTCGGCATTCGTCAGGCTTTGTGCGGCGGTCTGTGCCGCTGTTGGCATCGGCGCATGGCGGTCCTCAACCATTGGCTGAGGCTTCGGCGCAGGAACATCGTCATCCGCGTGAAGGTCGCCTTTGTGCCAAAGATCCAGTGCAGCACCAAACCGCATAGCGGCGTTGCGAAGTGCATCACCAATCGTTTCCTTGACCGCATTTCCACCAGTCTTGCCGTCAGGATTTCCGTAGCCAAGCCGCGTCACGCCGCAGACGGTAAGGCGAATCCATAACCCGCCATCGTTCTCCATCAACGGGGAGCCTTGATCATTGAAGGCGACCGGCTCCCAACTCCAAGCCGGGTCACAGTCAAGCAGACGGTCGGTCAATGCCGCGTGACCAACATAATCCAGATGCACCACATCCTTGTGATGCCATGCGCCACAAAGCTGGCAGCGAATGCCCTTCTTGAAATCGGCCTTCACATCAGCGGTTTGTTGCGCTGTTGGCTTTGGCAGTTTTGAAATCTGATGCTCAGGAAATGGCTCACGCAAGAGCGCAAGACCCTCTGGGCGCGCCTTAACGGCGGTCATATCGTTCATTCTCTCCACTCCGTTGTCGGCACGCCGCGCATAGCCCACAGCAACTTGCGTGCGGCGCGGGTGCGGTATTCGTGATCAGGGGTGCCGCGCGGGTGCGACCGGCGTTCGGCCATCAGCGCGCGGAATATCGTGCGGGTGTTCATTGTGCGGTCCCTGCAACTGTGTCGGGAGCAGGGACCGCGAGGGGGCGGGCCGACCGTCAAAACCGGGTTCGGTCCTGATTGCGCCGTCCAGCGGGATCGGCGATCCGGCGTTATGCCGGGATGGGGTGAGGGCGGTCATTCGAATGCCTCACGCAGAATAATTTGCGCGTACAGCACCAACGTCAGCCATGCGGCGAACTGCCATTCATCTCCTGCAAGGAATGAAATCGAAGCAGATATTTGCAGCAAAAAAGCCATGATGTAGAGAAATGCTGTCATCACGCCACCTCACGCAGCGCGGCCAACAGCGCGGTTTGCGCGTCGATCGGGAATACGTCACGCCACGAATAGCGCAACTGCAGCGGTGCGATGATGGCGCGGAAACGCCGCACAGCGTCCATCGGCGGGATGACCAGCTTGGCGGCGACAACTTCATGCGAGTAGCCAGCCCACAGCCCTTCACACAGCGCCAAATCCTGCGCGGCGGTGAAGGTGCCGTGATCGAGGCCAGCGACGTGCGCGCGGGCAATCTGCGCCCACTCCGAAGGCGTCTTGCGGCCTATGGCATGTTCGGGAGAGAGGTCTAGTGGGCGGTGCATGGCGGTCATGACAGCACCGGAGCGTGGATTTTCGGCAGTCCGCAGCCGATAGAAGGCCGCGCCTTGTCGCTGTTTTTTGCCATCCAGTCTTGGACAAACCAAAGCTGGCCGCAGCCGCCGCCAATGTCATCTTGCCCTGCTGGATCGAACACGCGGACATTGAACCCGCGATCCACCATCTTTGCGGCAAAAGTGCGCGCCAGTTCCTCTTGGTGTGCGTTGCGGGCGGGAAGCCCCTCGTTGCGCTCGCAGATCACCGAGATTGTGCATTCCCAAACATCGGGCCTGAATGCGATTGCAAGGCGGTTTGCGTCCAAATCAGAGGTGTTGTCATCACCAGCGCAGTAGTTGAAAAACGGTTTGCGCCCCGTGATCTGATGCCAATCGCCACCGGCCAGTGCAATCCCGGCAAGGTCCAGTTTTGCTTTGAAGGGGATCAGCGCATCCCTGTCAGCGTCGTTTGATTTGTGGATTGAAAACTGCAACCCAATCGCCGAAATTTCGCGGCTGATGTCATTCAGCCAGTTCAAGTTGACCTTGGGTCCGATAGTCGAAATCAGCAGCGACGCATGGGGATATTTTGCATGAAGGATGCGCAGGGCACCTTGCATCCCGCTCGGGTTCAAAAGAGGCTCGCCCATCGACATGAACATGATTTGCAGGCGCTTCATGTCGCGCGCATCCGTGCCGCTCTCGCCAATCGCGGCGTCAACCTGCGCCACAATTTCCGCAGCGGTGAACGACCGCACAAAATAGTCACCAGCGCCACAAAACCGGCATCCGACTGGGCACCCGCTCTGCGTTGAGCAGCAAATGACAGTGCGGTCCTCGTAGGTCGGGTAGCGGTAAAGGACAGTTTCGGCGACGGCATCAGCTTTGGTCAGCACCAGCTTTTTCACCGATGACTCCGCACTTTGCACCACCTTTAGGTTATCAAACATTTCCATCATCTCCGTTTGTGTGTGACGCCGGGGTAATCAGCGCAGGCAGCGCCCCGGCTCGCTGGTCACGCAGGGGAGGAATCCGCCCCGCGCTGAATGGTCATTTGCGTTGAATCAGGGCGACCGCGCCAAGAACGGCACCGACCACGGCAAGCAGGGCAAGGCCAAACGCCAAGCCGATCCACAGCGGCGATAAAACCCACCACCACGACCAGGCGATATACCCGGTCAGCTTGAGGCCGATGAAAAGGATGGTCAGCAGCCCGAGGAAACCAATTCCGCCGCTTCTGGATGTGTTGTCAGCCATTTCGTTCGCTCCGTTTGTGTGATTGCGCTGAAGAAAAGCCCTACCCACGCGGGGGCGCAGGTAGGGAGTTGGCCGCGCCCAGGGAGGTAAGCGCAGCAGTCAAGGTCATGGTGCAACATCCGGCCATTGGTCGGCTTTCACATCGCCGCTAGTAGCCGCCTGGATTGCCATGCGGTCAACTAATGACGCAGGTTCCACAAGCTTGATGATGCGGCTCAGGTGCGATTCCGTCCTACCGATCTGCGCGGCAAGCCAGCTTTGCTTGCGGCCCGTTTTTGCGAGCCATTCTTTGACGGGGTGCATGGTGTGTTCGGTTTTCATAATGCCACGATACAGGAAGGCGTTTCCCGTTGCAACGGATATTTTTTGCGGTGTGCGCAAAATACAGCTTGCAAGCAGCATATCTTGCGGCTAGTCTCATCCCACAGGCACCACAGCCGAAGGGAGAAACCGATGACATTCACCGCCACAACCACACTCAACGCCATCCGCGCCAAATCGCCGTGTGTTGAAGTCTGGACCAAGCTGCTTGCACATTTGGGCAAGACCGCCGCCGACGACGAGCCGCTGCATCTGCTGACTGTGTTAGACAGCAACGGGCTGGATGACGCGCTGTGGGTGCTGCGATACACCGGATGCGACGAGCGGCTGTCCCGCCATTTCGGCGCGTGGTGCGCGGAGCAGGTGCTGCCGCTGTTTGAAGCGGAGCGGCCTGACGATCATCGCCCGAGATTGGCGATTGCATCGGCCCGAGATGATGGCGCAACGCCAGAAGCACGGGACGCCGCATGGGCCGCCGCACGGGACGCCGCATGGGCCGCCGCAGGGGACGCCGCATGGGCCGCCGCACGGGCCGCCGCACGGGCCGCCGCAGGGGGCGCGCCGATGCCGATCAGGTGCGCCGCACGGGACGCCGCAGGGGACGCCGCATGGGCCGCCGCAGGGGGCGCCGCACGGGACGCCGCAGGGGACGCCGCATGGGACGCCGCACGGGCCGCCGCACGGGACGCCGCACGGGACGCCCAAACCGCTCAATTGCGCAAGATGCTGGTGCCAGCATGAGCCGCTATTTCCAAACCATGACCGATGCGGAAGCCCCATCGCTGGCGGATTACTACACCGAATTTGCCGCACGGCAGAAGGCCCGCAGCGACGCGGAGCAGGCTGCATATCTCGCCTACCGCGCCGCGCAAGATCGCCTGCCGGTATCGCGGCGCGACACGATTGACCCATCCGCCAACGGATGCGGCCAGAGGCTGAACCCATACCAATTCGCAGCATTGAGGGAGTTTTGAAGATGAACGAACAGCAGATTATCAACCGCCTTGTCGCGGCGCATACGGCACTTGTGGGAAAACTCGCGGCGCAACCTAAGCTTGATACGAGCATCCGCTTTTACCAAAGCGGCAAGCTTCATGTGCTGGTCTACGGGCCAAATAGCTATGACCCCATTGGCAGCATCACAGCGGACACGTTCGCTGGTATCTTGGATGATCTGGACGCCTTCATTGCCGCTTTGCCCGACCCTGAAACGCTGGTCCTGCGTACCTATCTCGGAAAGCTGGCCGATGCGGTTGACTACGGGCACGAGAACGGCATTGCCGCCGAATATGTTGACCCCGTGCGGATCACGCAAAAGGCCATGTCCGACAATCTGCTGACTGCTGATGCAAAGGCGGTGGCGTGATGGATGCCGCACAAATCGCCGCGCTTTGGGAGGACTACCTTGAAGCAGCAATGCCAAGTGGTTCAACCGAAAATGGTGCAATTGACCTTTACGACATCGAGGACATGAACGACGCGGCCTATGCCCTGCATCAGTGCTGCGTTGCACTACTGGCTGAGATTGCCGCCCTCGCCAAGATCGGAGAAGCCAAATGACCCCAGAACAAATCCCGCCGCCACCACGGATAAAAGCATGGCCGTGGAATGGCAAAAGGATCAGCGGACAATGGCATGTGGCTGGACTCGGCGAAACTACCGACTACGTCCGTGGCGATCTATTTGCCGCCCAAGCCGCCGAACTGAAACGGCTGCGGGCGGAGAGGGATGCGCAGGCGAGCATCATAATGGACGTTGGGTCCAGCCTAGTTGCCGCGATTAGCCTGCTAGAGCGTGGCGGCAAGGCAGCAAAGAAGGCGGCACCCAGCGACAAGATGTTTGACCAGATGCTGCGCGATTACAATATCAGCGTTGCCCGTATGCGCGCTTTTTTTGACCAGAAAGGCGGCACCCAATGACCGCTCGCATCCACCCCTTCCCGCGCCCTACCGTCGCCCACCGCGTTCCGATGCGCCACACGGCCCAGATGGTGGAGGTTGCCACTTGCGACGACTGCGGCGAAAGCGCGTTCGACATTCGCGCCATACCCGCACCGTTCGGCACGGATCACATCTGCGCCAACTGCTTCCCCCGCGACAAGCACGCCGCTGAGTACGACTTCACCGATTTCCCGCTTGTACAGACCGGCACGCGCCTTGCCGAGCCGCAGTTGCAGCGGGTGCAGCGCGATATTGACCGCTTTCCGACGATCCCCGCCAACAACAGCTACGGTCCGCACACCGCCGAGGATTGGGGCGATTGGAAAGCCGTATCGCCGACGATCCCGCTGGGCGTTGTCGCGGCTGCGCTGACCGTCGCGGCGGGCGTGCTGGCTGTGCTTTCGTGGGTCACGGGGTGGCCGCTTTGAAAACCGTTGAAACCATTGGCGGCGTCGATGCAACCGCCCCGCTTTGGAACGGCGTCACTCCGGACAGCCTGCGCGACTTGGTGCAACTGCTTTCGGATGCCAGCTACCATTTCGCCGACGATAGCTCGGGCGAATGGGGCACGGCGGGCCAATGTCTGATCAGGTTCGCGCAGACGGTGAACGCCTACCGCTTTGGCTTTTACGCGATCAAATGTCTGCACCGCGACAAGCCGCAGCTTGTGACGCTGGATCAGGTGATGGACGCGGTTTTGAAGGATGCGCGGAAATGACCCCTCTCGCATTAATCCTCGCCACCGCACCGCAATGCGCACCTGACGTGGTGGGCGAATGATGCGCGTCCTGATAGCCTGCGAAGAATCCGGCGTCATGCGGCGTGCGTTTGCAGCCTTGGGACATGACGCTTGGTCGTGCGATCTGGTACCCGCCCGCGATGGCAGCGCAAACCATATTCAGGACGATGCCAGTAAGGCCACATGCCTTTGGCTGGACCGTTTGCCACGCCTTGTGCCGACAAAACTGATCGCCCCGCGCATGGTAAACGGCAAGCCGCGCTGGGGCAATCAAACCGACAGCGGGCAAAACCGGCTATCGCCAGGCCCGAACCGTGCCCGCGACCGCTCCGAGACATACCCCGGCATCGCTGCCGCCTGTGCCGCCCAATGGGGCGCAACCGAAAGGAACGACCAATGACCGACAAACCGCAGACCGTAGGCGACCAGATCAGGGCGATGGAACCGCAAGAGGCCAATGGCCGGGTAAACCCTCGTGAAGCTTGGGAAGCTGCCAGAAACCAAGCCGCCGCCCTTGCCGACGCCGCAACCCCGACTGGATGGGTTATTGCGAACGGCAACAACAATCGGTGGCGCTGTGTTTGGGAATGGGAAAGCAATGCCGAGTGGACTGACGACATTACGCAGGCATTGAAATTTGCGACTCGGGATGACGCCGAAAGGTACTCAAAAGAGGACGAAGATGCGTGGCTGATTTATCAAGTCGGCATCCCGCCCACCACAACGCCCGTTGTCGGAGCCGAACAGGCCGGGGACGTGCGACAAGCAATGCCGGAATGGGACTACTTTCAGGGCCTTGTCAATATCGCCCGCAGGTCAGCAGCTAAGGCCAAGATCAAATTCCCACAGCCAAACTATGTGACACTGAAGATCGCCGAGGAAGCTGGTGAGGTTGTCCGTGGTGCGGTCCACTACGCTGAGGGGCGCATGGGTTGGGATGAGGTTCAAGGTGAGATTATCCAGCTTCTTGCCATGCTGATCCGGTTTGTGACCGAAGGCGACGAGGTGAATGGTGTAATTCCGCCTGAATTAGTGCGGCGCGTTCCACCACCCCTCGAACCCGACCCCACGCCCGCGCTGTCGTGGCGGGCCATGCAGACGTTCGCCTGCGACGTGATTTCTGCATACGACGAACATGATCAGCAACTGTGCTGCGACGGACGGGAATGCGGTTGCCAAGGCGCGACTGTCCATCAGGCGATGCGCCACTACATCAAAGCTGATCCCGGCCCGACCGACGCGCAGCTGCTGGCCGCGGCGTTGAAACTGCCAGAGGTGCAGGCGATGCGCACGGCATTGCAGACCCTGCGCAATCTGATGTGCGAAGCCTTTGAGGATGATGACGGGAACTCAGGATGCGGACTGTGCGAGAATGATTGCACAGGGTGCATTGCCCACTTTGCCCTCGCCAAGATCGGCGGTGCCGCATGACCCCACATCAGCAACTGATACAACACGATCCTGCAAGCGGCAAATATGGTGACTGCCAGCGAACCTGCGTGGCTGTCATCCTTGATCTGCACCCCTCTGAGGTTCCACATTTCTGCGACAAAGATGCTGGCGACTGGGCAAACTTACAGGCTGCGTGGCTAAAGGATCGCGGCCTAGCCTGCGCTACGGTAGCGTATGATGGTGCGGCCTCGTTTGAGGATGTCATGACGTGGACCTCGCGGCAAAGTCCAGGCGTTCCAATGATATTACTCGGGACTTCATCTCTTGGCTGCAACCATGTTGTCGTTGTTCTGAACGGTGAGATTGTTTGCGATCCCAGCGGCAATGGGATTGTTGGCCCGGCCATAGAGGGCGTTTGGGAAGTTTCTATGATCTGCGTCGGCTCCAACCAAGGCGGTGCCGCATGACCCCCGAACAGAACGAAATGGTGCGCCGCTTGAAGCTTGCCCAAATTTCGGGATGCCGAGCGGATTATGCGCTTCTTGGCGCACTGCCCTTGGATCGGGTCAGGGGCGACATTCGGGAATTGACCGATCTTGTCACCGACCAAGCCGCCGAACTCGCCACGCTGCGGGCGGTGCTGGAATACATCATGGATGGTTATGGGCTAAATCCGCCAGAATTTAAGCAAGAGGAATATGACGAGGACGGCGAACGGATCGCCGACGATTGGATTGTAACTGCGATACGCGAAGCCCTGAAAGGCGGTGCGTGATGGCGGATGCACCGGAACGGATTTGGGCCATGCCAGCGCGGCAACTATGCTGGACAGAGGACAATACCAACGGCATCCCCGTGCGGGGATATTACGAATACGTCCGCGCTGACCTCACCCCGCCCGCCGCTGTGGTCGAGGCGATGGAACGGGCGCTGCGGCATGCAGATCAGGTTTCGCGCGATCTGGGCTGGCATCGGATTTACGACGAGACGGGTGCCGCCCTCGCCGATCTGGAAGCATGGAGGGCCGGGAAATGACTGCACTGAAAGACCTGTTGGCTAAGGTGGAGAAAGGCCGGGTTCCGCAATGGTTCAACTGGAACAGCGGCATAAAGGGCAATGGCACAAATGCGCGATTGGCCTATAACGGCAGTCTAGACGCCGCCAAGGCGCTGCATGACGCGGTGCTGCCGGGGTGGGATTTGCAGATATGCACCTATGAAGACGACCTGTTTGAGGTTTCTGTATCCCTGCCACTTTGCGTCAAAACCTATGATGGCCTGTCGAAAATCATCGCCCGCGCATGGCTGCTCGCTATCATCCGCGCTCTGATCGCACAGGAGGAAGGCGCATGACCCGCCACCAATTGGACGGAAACGCCATCGCGGCAGACGCGCACTATGGCCGCGATGAACCGGAAATGCGCGAGTGCGATCAATGCGAGGGAACTGGATACATGCGGGAAGAAACGGCGCAATGGGCATGCCACGTCTGCGGCGGATCGGGAGAAGTGCCAGTTGAGCAAGAGGAACCGGAAGCACAGGAGAGGGACGAATGACCGCACAAGAACGAATTGCCGAGATTGACGCCATGTTTGAAAAATCCACTGGCTGGGGTTCGTGGATGGTATCTGCTGCAAACGAGCGAGAGGCGATGGTAAATAAACTGCGCGCCGATGGCATTTTGATGCCGCACAAGTATCAAGTGCGGACGGCCAGCGGTGGGAGGGTGTCATGACCCGCCATCCCCTAGACGGCAACGCTATCGCCGCAGACGCGCACTATGGCCGCGAGGAACCGGAAATGCGCGAGTGCGATAAATGCGACGGCACGGGTATGCAGTACTACGGCCCAGATGACCGGTGGCGGAGCTGCCCCATATGCGATGGATTCGGCGAGGTGCCTGTTGAGCCAGAGGAACCGGAAGCACGGGAGAGGGACGAATGACCGGATCATTTGAAGCGGTCAAAGGCCAAAGCTTTGCAACCTTTGATCAGTGGGTAAACAAGGCATCATCTTGGCTGACAAGTCATCCCGAATATCGTGACACGCAGCACCCTAAAAAGAAGGGCTGGCATGGCTACCATTTCACCGCCATGGCCTTCGATCAACTGGGGCGACGTTGCCGAAATGGCGCTGATATGATGCGCGCCCGCGATGAAATGGTCTTTCCGGTTTGGTGGGTTTGGCCGGATCAGATTGCGGAACTGATTATGCCACCGCGCGACAACCGCGACTGCGATGCGCTGAATGATCGGGGGTGAGGGGGATGGATGAACGCGACCGCGATATCTACGAATGGGGTGAACTTGAGCGCGACTGCGAACGGGCCGCACAGTTCACCCGCCCCAAAAGCATCCTTTACCGCGTGTTCATGTGGATCGCCCGCATTTCCCGCGAAGAACGCGAAGCACTGCGCGACGAAAAGCGGAGAGAGCAGCCATGACCCACACCCCGGCATTCATCCGCATGGTTGACGCGCCCGGCATGTTCAGCGTGTCAGACGATACGCTGCGGGCGTATCACGTCACCTGGCGGGCGGCAGAGGTGGTGCAGTTGCGGCGTGGGTGATAGAATGAATGCAAGCAGAGGAGCGCATCATGGGAATGTTTGACTACATCAAGTGCGAGGCGGAATTGCCGCTGACTGACGTTCCCGCGCCAGTTGGGCTATTCCAGACCAAAGACACGGATGACCAATACCTGACTATCTACACCATCACGGCAGATGGGTTTCTTGAGTGGCAACCGTACCATATCGAGGAAGTCCCGAAAGCCGAAAGGCCGTACCCGGATGATGACGGGTTCAAGGGCATGATTGGCTCTCAGCGCCGGGTAGAACATGCCGTGCAACGCGACCCATTCCATGGCGACCTGGACTTCTACACTGGAAATAATCCTGACGTTGGATGGTGGGAATACCGCGCGACCTTTGACCATGGCAAGCTGCTCGGCATTTCCGTGCTGTCCTATCGCGCGCCAGAGGGTCGCGATACCAATGCAGAGATTGCCGCACGCCGCAGGAATTCGGATGGGACGCTGCACCCAACTGACCAGATCGTCAGCGACCTGAACGCCTCAGGCGTTGTTGCAACGATCATTGAGTAGCGCCAAATGAAAAAGCCCACGCCGTGAAGCGAGGGCTGTGGTGGTTGAGCGTATGGTTGCCAGCCCATATCTGCGCGGTTATGAGCCGTCACAGAGGCGATGCTTCCGCGCTCTGGAGGTGCATCACATGCGACTTCGGTTTCCCGCTGCAACAGTGTAAACTCTGCCGAATGCACCGCCAGAAAGCGGTTTGCGCAGCGTCTGTGGGATTCGAACCCACGGGCCTCCGAAGAAGCCTTGGCGTCCCGCACCCTTAAACCACTCAGGCAAGCCGCCGCGCCCGCCAACATTACCCCACTACGCGCGCCGAATCAAGCGTCACCGACAACCCGCGTCGATCTGGGCAATCAGCCGCGCGCCAGTTTCCACCGCATTGTCATCCGGCGATGCAGCCAAAGCCGCCGCATGATCGGCCCGCGCCTGCCTTGTCCCGTCGCACAGCGCCTCATTTGAGGCCGGGGTCACGGGCGCGCAGCCAATCGCGCAGAGCAGCGGGATCGTCGTGAGGTACTTCCACATCATCAATCGCCTTTCGTGTCTTGGCGTATTTCTCCGCCGCTGCGAGTGCCGTCTTTGCCTTGGCGTCAGTCTTGCCGCTTTTCCTGCCACCAAAGTAGGTTGCCGCCAGAGCGGCGATGACAACGGCGATGGCAATGAGGGTGTCGATCATGCCAGCCACCGCTTGATAATTCGCCAAATTGGGCGCAGCAGCAGAACGTCATCAACGCCGCGCGCAAAAGCCGTTTTGGACAATTTGTACGTTTTGTTCATTTCTTGCCGCCCCAGCCCTTGACCAGCGCCACCAGCGCCAGAGCCGCCGAGAACACGGGGGCCAGCAGACCGGCCATCGCATAGACGCTGATCGGGTGCAGATCGAACGTGCCAGCCGCCGCGTCATAGTCGGCCAGCCCGAGCATATTCAGCAGTACCGCGCCGCCAATTACCGCCGATGTGGCGTAGGTCAGCGCGCGGGCTTTCGATGTGGGGTTCATGCTTTCGGTCCTTTCGGTTTGAACAGCCCTGCCAGCGCGGCCAGCAGCCACGCCCAGAGCGATTGCGGGGTTTCGGTGGCGGTTGTGGCCTGCGCGGGTTGCGTCGCTGTGGCGGGCTGTTTCGGGGGCAGGCTGGCCAGCGTTTCTGCGGCACGCAATGCCGCCTCAAACTCGCGCGCATAGCCTGCGATCAGTTGCGCCTTGTCGGTGCCGTTCACGACCCGCCGTGCCTGCACATAATCGGGCAGATAGTCATCTAGGCTCTTGCCGGTGAACCATCCTTCTTCGCAGCCGCGCACGAGGATCTGCGCTGCGATGGTCGGCTGCATGGCAAGGTTGAAATCCTTCAACAGTGCGCCATTGAGGCCAAGCGCCTTGTCGGCCTTCTCGTAGTTCGCATCCCATGTCAGTTGCACATAGCCGCGCCCGTACTGCGCCTGACCGTGCTTGCCCGGCTTGCCGTATGCCTTGCCACGACCTTTGCCGTATTCCGCAATGGGCTGCATGGTGCTGGCAGTCTCGTGCATGGCCGTGGCCAGCAGGTAGGCGCGATGCGTGACCGGAAGATCCTCGGTTGCGGCAAGCAGCGCCTCAATCCCGTCCACTTGCTTTTGCGACAGCGAGCCACCGAAGATGGGGCGGACGCGCGCGTAAAACTCGGTGCGGTTCATCTGATCACCCCAACTTTCATGGAAATCCCAAGCGCGGCCAGGAACGCCAGAACGCCCATCACCATCTTCGCGGTGTGCGTTCCGCCCTCGACGCCGTTTGTCACCGCCGCCATGCGGTCCAGCAGGCTTTGCGACTGCCCCGGCTGCGGCTTCATCAGCGCGTCGTGAATCTCCGTCACCAGCGCCTGCATTTCGGCTTGCCTGGCTTTCATCTCTTCAAACTCTTCGCGCGTAACCGTGATATCGGTCATTCGTTCATTTCCCACTCAAACCCCCTATGCTGACCACGGCCCGGCCACGCTGGCCGAGGCAGATTTACCCATCACCCTACCCGCCAATTGATGCCATCGGAATAGACCGGAGTCTTCACCGTCCCGCCGCCAACGACTATCGCACCGAACGTTGGCGCGGTCGCGTTGGTTACAAATCCCCGCGCGCCTGCCCCTGCTGTTGCGGGGGATGGTAGGGCGGCAACTGTCGTCGGCGTCGTGCGGATCGGCACCTTGAAATCCCAAAGCGTCTGACTGACCACCGCAAGGTCATATTCGGTTGCAGCCGCCTTGTCGGAAAACACGAATTTCAGGTCATTGCCGCTGCCGGTGGTGCCGCCCATCATGCGCAACAGGTAATAGGTCAGGTCGGCGTCGAGTTCCCAAAGCCCGGTTGAACCGCCGCGATTGGAAAGCATCAATTCGGCCGCGATGTTGCCTGTCCCGTTTCGCGCACCCTGCACTTCCACCCGCGCCATAGATGCCACGTCAGCCGTGACCACGCGGGATTTGATATTCGTCGCCGTCAACATCTTCTCAGACACGCGGTAACGGTCGGTCGGCGCAAGTTTCAAATCGGTGACGCCGGGCGGGTAGAAGCTGAACCGCGCGTCCGATTTGGTAATCATCGTCGCTTGATCGCGCGTCGCGATCGACCCTTGGTCTTTGCCTCCAAAATCGACAGTATCCCGTTGAGCGTTTGCCGCCGTGACGGTGGCAACCGCATTCGCGCCCCACAGGCCGGGGCTGTCTTCATGCAATTCGATGAAATCCATCGCGCCAGATGTCAGCGGGCCAGTGCCGGATTGCCCGGCCAACACCAAGCCTGTCGGAAAATTCGCGCGGGACACCGACGTGCTGAAAACCCAAATCGAGTCATGCACTGGCGTTGCGTCAAACAGATAATACACCTTGACCCAAGACGACGAAAACACGTCGCGCAAGACGATCCTGCCCTTGTCCAGATAAATGTTGCAGAACTGCTGGCCCGATCCGCTTGCAATCTCGACGTTGACGGAATTGTAACCGGGCGTGTCGGTGACGGTAGAATTGCCGTTGTAGAAGTGGCAGTCGCCCACCATCGTCGTGTTGGCGTTGATATACAGATTGCGACCGCAGAACCTCGATATCGTGCCGAAAATCTTGGTATCGCCCGCGCCGATGTGCAGCCCGTAGCCAGTCCGCAGCGCATAAAGCGGCCCGGATTGGGTGATAGAGCAGTTGATGATCCGCTGATCCCCGTCGCCCTCGTTCTTGATCCCGTAGGTGTGGAAATCCTCGATCACCAGCCCGGAATACCGCGCGCCATAGCCGCTGCCCGATCCGATCTGGCCCACCGCGTCCACCCGGACGTCGCACTTGAAGGTTATATCCTCGACGACGTTGTATTGGCTTGCCACGACAACCAAGAAGTTGCCATCCGCAGACGGGGTGAACGTCGCGTAAGGCGTCAACTGCCCATTGCGCAGCCCCAGCCGCGATGTTGACAGGTAGAGCGGCGCGGACACCGCGTAACGCTCGCCCACGAGGTCCAGAACAAACGCTGGCGACTGCACGGCGCACCATGCCAGCCCCGCCGCAAGCGCCGCATAATCATCCGTCACGCCATCACCCACCGCGCCGAAGTGCATCGGCGTCGGCACACCGGACGGCACAAACCCGACTGGCAGTCCGGTGTATGCCGCCCCAGCCCGCTTTGCGAACGGACAGCCGCCAGCCCACACAACCGAATTGTCAGGTAGCGTATCGAAGTCGCCCGCAGCCGCAGCCGTGATCAGTTGCGCGATGGTGCCAGTGTGACCAGCCAGTGACAACGTCTTGTTGGCCAGATTCTGCAATCCAGTCAGGGTGACAAGTTGCGCCCGCTCTGCCTCGGTTAGCACAGTGTATGTGTTGCCGGGGGTGATGCTGCCGGATGCTTCGAGCAGATCGGCCAGCACATATGACGATGCGGTGCCTACCTGGATGATGCCAAGTTCCTCGCGCGCGGGAAAGCCATCCCCGCCCCTGTTGATCGCCGTCACCGTGTAGCTGGTGCCGCGCAGACCCGCTTGGTTTTGCCAAATCTCGCATGTGTCTGGCAGATCACCGTCCACAAGATCAAACGTCTGCGACTGAGACAGGACGATTTCGGCCAACTCGCTATCCCAAGCGGACAGCGTAAACCTGATTTGCGTGGCATCGTTAAGATGCCCCGTGATCAGCGATTTGCTGAGGGTCATGGATTTCTCCGAAATGTGGGGTGTTAGACGGTGGGCCAGACCATCGCGGGCAGATCGGCCAGCAGATCGGCGATATCCGGCGCGGGTTCATCGCCCGCCAGAACCGCCGCCATGCGCGACAGCGTGGATTGCCAGACCGCAGACCGCCACGCCACGAAAGCAGCCCCCTCAGCGGCCCATTGGGCGTGCGGATCGGCGACATAGGTCGCGCATGTCTGGCCGCTGTCATAGCCCCGCTCTGCCGCCACAGCGTCGATATGCGCCTGCACTGCGCGGCGGTAATCTGCCTCGGTCGCGGGTGGATCCTCTGGCGGTTCGCTGGTGGTTTCGATGACCTCGCCGGTCAGGATGTTTTTCAGCGTGCCCATCAGCTCAGTGTCCCTATTCCCAAACAAATCGCGCGGTAATAATTCCCGCCGCCCAACGATCCGCTCGCGCGAAACTGGAATGCATCTGCCCCACCCGAAGGCACAGTGAGCGTAACCCACCCGTTGCTTATGTCAGTCACTGACGCGCTATCGGTCACGGACATGCTAAGTCCTGATTTAAGCCCAATAAACATGATGCCCTGCCCATTGCCATTGCCGTTGCTCAGACCAGTGTTCTGCCATGAACCCCATGTCGTGCCGCCATCATTCGACATGCGGATTTGCATGTTCCGCGCCGAACTGCCCGAGTTCACAGAATTCACCAGCACCATCATGCCATCCAGCGACCCAAGGCCAGAAAGACCAGCCTCGGTATCGGTGAAGGTGAAATTGCCCAGGAACAGATCAAGGGCCTTGCCGACAATTTGCGGCGCCCCTGATGCCCCTTCTGTTATTGCAATCGGGTTGTCCCTGAGTGCCCGCCCCTGTTGCAGCGTGATAGGTTTCCCCGAAGCAATAGCCGTGTCGGAAACGGTAGATGCGTTATAAGTGGTCATTGCGATTCCCTAAAACCAAACCGTGTCTGTCGATTTCGGATCAGCTTCATCTGCCCAAAATGCGCCGGTCGCTTTTTGCGCATCTGTGGCGCTAGCGTAATCAGTGGGTGCTGTTGCGGAATCCAGCCAAAAACGATAATTGGCGTCAAATCGGAAAGTCTCCGCTTTGAACTTTACCCGGCCATCAGTGTATTCCGCATAGTTTACCTGCATAGGTTCAGCCAATACGGCGCCGTCCACGTCTTGCAGCGCGTAATTCTCCACCAAGATCAAAGCGGCAAGCTTCACATCATCGCGGTCTTTGACATCAAGCAGGCCCTCAAACGTGCGGGGCGTGTTGAAATAGCGCACCATCAGCCGGTCAGCGATGATTGAGGCGGATGCGTCATCGCCTTCACGGCCAAACCAGCGCGTGTAAATCTCTTTGTAGGCTTCGACTTTGTAGCGATTCACTGTCGGGGTTGCGATTGACAACTTGGCGAAGTTTTTTGCGGACAGTGTGTCATCTGTCCAATCTTTGATGCCATGATAGACCCATAGCGCAGAGATGCGCTGCGCCTCATTGCGCCCGCTGTCATTGGACCCCTCAACGATATTGGCAGCATCAGAAACGCTGTAGTAGGTCTCACCAAACCCAAGCGGCGCATTGACCTTGTAGCGGATTTCCATGGCTGCAGGTTCCGGCCAAACCATAACCCCGAGTTGGCAAATCTCGCCTATCAGCGTTGTCTTGCCAGTGGGCTTGCTGACGATCACCCGACCAATGGTCAGACCTGACAACCATGTGTCGTTTTCAGCCTGCCATGCCGCACTGTCGATCCAGTCATCAAAGGCAGTTGCCTTGTATTTCAGAATCGTTTCGATTGCGGCGTTATAGGTCAGCCCGTCGAGAACGCCGCACTCTTGCACCACATCAAGCGCATCATGCGAAGCCGCTGTGGTGCCCTCCTGCGCGCGCGTGATGGTCATCACATCAGCGGTGCGGCTGAATGAGACAATCTCGCGCCCGATCCTCACCAGCCCGCTTGCGGCGTAGTCGATATCACCTACGCCAGCCGGGGTCAGGGTCAACGCGGTATCATCTGCATCTATGCCAGCCATCAACTTGCCCAATGACGCAGCGGGATAGACCGCCTTTGCGTTTGTTGCCAGATCAAGGATATCCTTGGCCGCGATAGATACCACACCGCCCGCCGTTGGCCCGTCCACCGTGTCAATGACGTAATGCTCTGTCGGCATATCGCCGGGTGCCTGATCCGTGGTGCCGCGCCGCACGCGCACTGGCAAGCCGGAATAGTACGGAAACCTTGTGAATAGCCGCGCCAGATGAGTGCCGCGTTCCACGGGGCTATAACCGACGCCCGACGCCAAAGCCGCGCCGCTCACCCGCTCCGACTGGTATTTGTCAAGCCATGTGTCCGCGTCTTTGAAGTCCTGCAGTGTGATGTTGATCTTGGCGCGAACACCAAGCGCGGTGGACTTCGCGTCGATGCCCGACAGATTCAACTCGCCGGATCGCGTTGAAACATTGGTCAGCGCGGGATAGACCCCAGGGATATCCGGAATGCCATCTTGGTTCGCGCAATAGGTGACTGTCTTTGTCCCCTCGTCGTAGTTGTCCTCGTCTTGGCATGTGACTTCGCAATTCATGCACTTTCTTACGCCGGTCACACCGAGGCCAGCCGTGCAGGGAGCAACCCCATAAGTCCGCGTGCAATACGGCAAGTCGATTTCAACGAGCGTGATAGGCTTACGGCCAAAGTCACCCATTATAAGCCCTCATTGCCATCTCAACCGACATGAAATCGCGCGGCCCGCTGTTGGTCGGCTGGATTACCCCGCCGTCACGCCATGCGTACCAAACGTCTTGCGCATAGGTTGTCGGGCGCCATGCAAAGAAGAACGGCTTGCCCTCGCCAAACTGCGTCTGGAAATCAATCCAATCCGCGCCGCGAATAAACGATTCCGGCACGTTTCTGACCGAGGCCGAAATCTTGGTGCCGCGCGTGATGACGCTGGACCCCATCGGATGCCCGCCGACGCTGACATTCGATTGCAACTGCACCTCGGTCGGCGTGATCGGCGGCGCAAACCCCTGATAAAAGCGGCGCGGGAAAATCAGATCGTTACCCAAAAACGCAACGCCGACCGAAAGCAGATCACCAGCCGTCAGCCCGGTAAAATAGAACCGCCAGTAGCGCTTGGCCGTGCCTGCCGTGTCCGCGCGCATGGCAATTGCGCTGTTGTCCGTTGGGGTGATGGTTCCGACACCCGCAGATGACCAAGACACGCCGTCTGTGCTGTTCTGCAGGATCACCGACCCGCCGTAGGTGGACAGGTTATGCGCAGCCAGCGCCGCAAAGCTGATCACGGTTGCGGAGCCAAAATCAAACGACAACACCGCAGTGGTTGCCGTCACGTCCGGGCGCCACTTGTCATAGGTTGACCCGCTGACAGCGTTTGCCGCTTCGCCACCGGTCAAAACGGTTGTGCCGCCCAGCGTTGCCGCCGCGCCAAGGTTTGACCACGCCACAAAGGGGTTGTTCAATTCGCCTGCAGTAGTGAGCGCAGTTGTGCGCGCCGATGCGGTGTAAATCATGATGCCGCCCGCGTGATGATGTAGCCTCTATCACCCGCAACCTCAGTGATCCGATCCAGCGCCATTCCCCAATCCATCATGCTGATCATGTCGCCGCTGCCCCGCGTGTTGAGCATGACCTGCAAGGGTGCCGATGATGCTGACGCCCCGCCGCCCGAGGATGCAGTTGACCCGCCGCCGGATGATTGCCCGCCACCACCACCGCGCGGCGATGCGCTGGCAATGCCTGCGATCAGGGCACCCGTCTTAGCCAGCGACGCAGCGGTAAACGCAGTTGCCAAGCCCGGCCCGCCGATTGCCATGCCGTGTTTCCACGCCGACACAGCCGCCTCGTAACCATCGACAACGGCCTTGCCGATAGATGCGGCCTGCCCGATCTTGAACAGCTTGTCATTGCTGGACGCCATCAGCGCAGCAAGATCACTGAACGCGCCGGAATAGGCGTCAAACCGCTCCGACCGTGCCTTGGCCTCAATGTCGGCAAGCGCCTGCTCGTGATCGGCTTTGACCTGCAGTTCGAGCGCGTTATAGGCTTCATCTGAAAGTTGCTTGTTCTGCCGAAACGTTTCCAGCGCCAACAGATCGGCATCGTACTTTTGCTGCAGCAATTCGCTTTCGCTTGCAAACCGATCCTGCATCGCTTTTAGGTCAGCGGCGCTTGTGTCTGTTCCCCCGCCGCCTCCACCACCCGATGAGCCGTAATCGCCCAAGTCCATCGGGCGTTGTCCGGGGCGCGGGCTTGTGCTGGGGGCCAATGGAGATTGGTAAACATTCTCCCCGGTATGCACGCCACTACTTGTTGTGGCGCCAGACGATGCACCGCCGGGAAGCGCAGACCGCAAAGCAGCCGCCGCGCTGTGCGCAATTTCCAATGCCCTTGCAAGCAGTCCAATTTGAGAGACAGCATCAGCAGTCTGGATTCCGTCGATCTGGGAAGCCTCGGCCAGAAGCCTTTGCGCCTCTTCCATCGCGGCGGTCATCTGCGTTTTGTAATCTTCCGCGCCGATCTTGCCCCGGTCCCAAAGATCGTTGAGGCGGTCCATTTCATCGCCCGCATCGCTGATCTTCATAGCGAGGTCTACTTGGTCAGCCGCAAGCAACTCTCCCACCAACCCAGCAATTGCGCTGGATGCCAAATCTGCGACAGGCACAACGGCGTCATATTCATAGGCGAGTTGTTTGATTTCTTCGGCATGTGCAACGACAAGCCCTTTGCTTTCCAGCAAAGCGTTTGCCACATCCTCACCAAGGATAGCCCGCGCGCGGTCTGCATTTCCGAGCAGATCATCAAGTGCCGATTGCGCACTCAATAGGCTGGCAACCCAAGACATCATTGCATTGGCGGTTGCCTCAATGCCGGGGGCAAACGTGACGGCCAACAATGTGCCAAGGCCATCCACGGCCATGCCCATCCGGCCCATGGCGTCATTAGCGGCCTCGATCTGTTGCGCGTCGATATCCGACACAGCCAGCCCGAAATCGCTCTGGAATTTGGCGGCATTGGCGACGGCATCGCCATAGCCGTTCATCATGTCGGTGAGGCCAGCGCCGGACTTGCCGAAGATATCCAAGGCAACGCTGGTGCGATTTACCGGATCTTCAATGCCGCTGATCTTCTCGGCCAACAGCGCAAATTGCTCATCCGTTTTCAGGCCTGCGAAGTTGGACGCAGACAACCCCAAGGCTGCAAATGCGTCAACCTGCGCCTGCGTCCCTTTGGCAGCGTTCCCAATAGCGTCTTGCATCTTGACGATGCTTTTCGACAGTTCCTCGCTCGATACGCCAGCCTCTTCGGCCACCTGCGCCATGGCCTGAAACGTTGCCACAGACACACCCGCGATGCGCGCCTGTTTCGACAGCGCGTCGATGTTATCCATAGCTGCGCTTGTCATCGCCGCCAGAGCCACGCCAGCGCCCACTACAGCCGACCCTAGGGCAATACCGGCCTTTGTCGCCAGAGCCATGCCAGCGCCGCCCTTTTGGGCGTCTGCGCCGAATTTGGAGACAGCCGCAGACCCCTTGCCGAGTTCGCGGACAAGCGGCCCGATATCGGCGCCGACAGTGATTGCAATGTCGCCGATTACAGAAGCCATCAATCGGTCTCCATCTCTTCAGCCTGCGCTTCAATCATCGCCTGATAAAGCGACTCATAATCGGTGGTGTCTTTGGGGGTTTTTGCGTCAACCAGCCACCAAACTTCGCCGGGCGGCATTGACCAGAACTCCGAGGGACTTACCCACCCCTGCCCCACCATCAGGCGGTAAAGGGTGCGTACCAGCCCCTCGGTCAGGGCTTTTTTTCGTCCGGCTCTTGCTCTGCTTTGCCACTGACAGCGGCGGCGAGCGGCGGCGAAATCAACGACAGGATCGCCATGATGGCGCCTTGCATTGTCGCGGTTTTCTGCGCCTTGGACTTGTTGACCAGATCGGACTGGATGGAGAGGTAAACTTCCTCATCCGTCACCGCGCATCCGCCATAGCGCAGGGCAGCGCCGAAAGCAGCGGCAAGGCGCGAGTGCGGCGGGCCTTCCTTGCGGAACAGGATAGACGTGGCCTGCTGACCGGTATCGCCAGAAAGCGCGTCCTCAATCTTGGCGATCAGCATCATCTGCCGATTTGCCGGAATTGTGTACGCCTGCCCATGCCAATGAAGCGTTACATCTTCAAATCCGTGCATCATGCGCGCGCCCATGCACCCGAGGAAGTGAAGGTGGCCGTAAACGTCACCGATTCTTTGTACGTCCCTGTTTCTTTGTAACCGGTCATGTACCAGTTGCCGGTCAGAATGGTTTTCCCAGCCGTGCCAGCCGCAAAGACAAACGACAGATCGGTGATGTAGCCAGATCCGGCAGGATCGGATGCAATATCCCGCAAGAAGTAGCTGTTAGTCACGCCGTTCAGGTCGATGCCACAAACCTTGTTGCCGGAAACGTCCAGCAGAGTTTGGAAACCGGCGCTGTCATCGGTGGTAACGTCAATCGGCGTGTCGTCAAACGAGATGGTTTTCTCTTGAATACCGGCGATTGTAGTCCCGCCTTTTTTTACAGTCTGACCGCGTCCAGATTTTGCCATGATGGAGACTCCTTATCAGGCGGTTTGAATTAGCCCGCGATATTCGCAGACCCCGTGAAACGTTGCGTCCGATACGCGCAGGCATTCGCTCAACTGGCGCTGGATCAGAATCGTGTCTTGGCCGGTGATGGTCAGCGTGCCGTTGTGCAGCCGCGTGTAGATTTGGCCTTGGATGTTTTTGCATTCCGCCATGCCAGCGGATCGGCTGCGCGTGTGGATGCGGGCGATAAAATCAAACCCGGACTCGGTGTCGGTGTCGGCTTCCGCAAAGACGATTGCGCCGACTTCGACATAGGGAAATGTCGCTGTGCTGGCCCCGTCTGCCGTCTGCGGCGCTGCGTCATAGACGCGCAAGCCAAGGGCGGTCATCGCCAGATATAGCGCCTTCTGGACTTCAAACTCTGCCGACATCAGATAACTCGAATGCCGCGCACAGCCCATGCAGCAAGATGGGGGATGCTGGCTTCTGCCTGATCAACCGTGATGAGGCGCAGATATACGCCAGCAACCATCAACTTGACTGCGATCAGCATGACCCGAATGCGCCACTTTGGCATTTTTAAAGTGATCGCTGCAATTTGGGCCATTATCCTATCCTTTTCCGCTCACGCGCCAATCTGGCTTCCAGCTTTTTCACGAACGCCTCGCAGTAAATGCGGTCTATGTTCGGGCGTAGTTCCTGGATCGTGCGCAGCATGAAGGCGTGTTCAACGCCATCAGGCCCGTCGCCAAGCTCAAGGAATTTCCAGTAGAACGCCGATGGCGCAACAACCACGTTTGACCCGACACGCTGCCTTGATCCGCGTTCCCGCTTGGCCTTGATGCTGGATTTCAAATCGCCCTTGGTGGTTGCCGGATCGTCTGGGGCTTTCTGGCTGGCCGACTTTGCCGCCTGAATCGCAATGTCATGCACCGTGGCGCGCATCAGATTGAGGCCCTCACGCGGCGCAATCTTGGCAAGGATCGCGTTTACGTCCGCGACCCCGGTAACGGTGATCGTCATGCGTTCTTGAGCAGCGATGCCACAAGGCCCGTTGCGCCGGTCATGGCAATAGTGCCCGCCAGATATTCGCGGATCGAATCCAGCGGAATGACGCGCGCCGCCCCGGCTGGGATAGACCCCGTGGAATAGCCAGCCGCTGCCGAAACCGTGCCATAGCCGGGAACCCCGATAGCCGCCGACGCCGTGCTGCCAGTGATGGTCAAAGTCAGCGCGCCCGCTGTGGGATTGCGCAGGCACAGATTTTGCCCCGTCACAGTCGGATCATAAACAAACGTGTCGCTGGCCCCGAGTGTCAATTCAGTGACCGCGCGCGCGCCATACCCCGTCAAAGAGGTTGCTGCCAAAGTTGCCATGGTGGTGTCTCCTTATTGCGCTACGCCGCGCTCTGCCTCGATGATCAGAAACAACTCGCGCGCGCCTTGGCGCCGAATGCCGCGAATGTTGTAATTCTCGCCGCCCCATACGATCCGGTCTAGCTCGGTCAGATCGGTGCGGTTGTGGATCGTGAATGTCGTGACGAACGTTGCCACCATGCGGTTTTCAACCATCGTCTCGCGGCCCGCTTTGGCGATGACCTCAGCCCATGGCCTCGGATTGGTAGCAAGGTTCGCCCATGCCTCTGTCACGCCGCCTGCGCCATCCGCTGTCGCGGTTTTACGCTGCAGCGTGATCCGCTGGTCAAGTTTGCCGATCATAGCCCAACCCGGCGATGCGGCCCGATCAGTGCGGCATAGGCCAACGGCAATTCGGCTTGTGCGGCGCCGACGGCTTCACGGTTAACGTAGAGGTGCCCGACATGCAGCAGGATAGCCGCCTGCAGCGCCGGTGGCACATCATCAGCCGTGCCATACCCCGCCACCATCGTAACGCGCACAGCGTCTGGCCGATCAGCCGTGCCGGGGAATGTTCCGCCGTCCGACAAGATAACACGGGTTCCGCCTACCTCGTTGACAAGATGGTAATTTGACCCGGCCAGCGTCTGCGATGCGCCGTTTTCATCGGTGTAGGCGACGACAACCGACTGCACATCGGGGAATGGCAGTTTCATCCCGCACGAATAGAAACCGTCATAGTCCTGCCGCCACGTTTGGCTTACCATGCAGCGGCCAAGAATGCCCGACCAGCCGTCAAGGTGGCTCACAGCCGCGTCAATCAACGCGGCAATGAGCGAATCTTCATCGTTCGAAGTCACGCGCAAATGCTCCTTCGCCCATGATGGAGACACAGGCGAAGTTGCGGGCGCGATAGTGCGGACGGGGGCCAGCATATGCATCACTGCGGCGGGTTAGCTGCACGGCGCATCGGATGGCCCAGGATTGCAACCCCGGCAATGAAGATGTTCCCGGAGTCGTTTCCGGTCGGGGTGATCGTCAACTGCACATAGCGCTTGTTGCCGATGTAGCCGATTTTGCGGCTTTCCGCGTCGTCGTCATACTGATAGCCAGCCAGCGCCAAGGTGCCGACCAAATCAGCCGCCGCCACCGCGTTCGAACCAGACATACCGGAGTCTGCCGATTCTGCCATGGTTACGGCAAAGGTGGCGTTTGCGTCGGTGTTGGTACCGATCAAAAGCGCAAACGTCAGCGATCCGTAGCCTTGGGTGTCGATGATGGTGGAGGTGATTGCCGTGTTGTCCGTCCGCGCCGCAATGGGCGGGATGGTGTTGATCGTGTGGATGTTGTTCATCAGGTCACGCATCGGACCAATTCCTTTTCCAAGAGGTGAAAGACGGGGCTATGACGCCCCGCCGATTGATCACGAGGTGCCAAACTTGAGAAACTTGACGGCCTCAAAGTTGACCACCGCGCCGCCAGTGCGCTTCGTCGTGTAGAACTTGACGTAGGGCTTGGAGGTGTAAACATCGCGCAGCACGCGGATGCCTTGGCGGTCAACGATCTGATAGGCCGACCGGAAGTCACCAAAAGCCAGCGACAGCGAGTTTGCGGCCAGCGCAGGCATATCCTCGGCGCGCACAACACCAAAGCCCATGATCGACTCAGGCACGCCCAGAACAAAGGACGGCTGCCACAGGTAGTTGTTTTGGCCGTCTTTGAACTTGCGGATTTGGGTGATCACGGTGCGGTTGGTCATGAACTGCGCGTTCGGCAGATAGTCGTTTTTCAACAGGCCGGTCAGATCGAACAGCTTGTCGCCTTTGACGCTTGCCGCGAAGTCCGCCGAGACGCCGGTTGCAACATAGCCAATGCTGCCCCACGTCACGCCCGAGCCGCTGTCCGCCGCCATGGTATACGAGGTCAGGCCCCGGATTTTCCCAGTTGCGCCGCCAACGAATTCAGCATTTTCAAAGCGGCCAAGCTTGTTGCCCACCTTGTCAGCCAGCCACGACTCAACATTGACGTTTGCGTCGTCAAGCAGTTGCTGCGTTGTCTTCGGCTCGGTGTCCAGCCAGTAGACCGGAATGCGCCACTTGCCGACTTGCGGCGTGGTCGTGTCGGAACCCTGCGAGGATTCACCGGCATAACCGGCGCCAGCTTCGCCAAGGTCTTCGATGCCTTCCAGCGCGTCCGATCCGATCACTTGGACCGAAGCGATTTGACGCATGGGCGAAGTTTCATAGACCTTCTTCACGATCTGGCCGGTGATATCCGGCGTCACGAAATAGCCGCCGTCCGGGTCGGAACCGACCAGCATGGTTTTCTGTTCGGTCGCGTCCAGGCTTTCCTTGCCTTCGCGCAGAAACTTCGCTTGCACTTGGCGATATTCGTCAAATGCCTTTTCGTCGAAATCCGGGATGGGCTTCTTGCGTTCCGCCGCAATGGTCGCAATCAGGTTTTTGAATTCCGCCACGGCGACGGCCTTCTTCTCGTCGCCACCTGCGCCACGGCCCAACTTGGACATGCGCAGTTCAAGGTCTTCACGTTCCTTGCGCTCTGCGACGATTTTGGCCTCCATAGCGGCCTTGGCTTCGACAGCGGCATCAAGCGATTTTTCAATCTTGCCCATGCGCTCGGTCAGAACCGGGTCGGTGATGCCCTTTTTCAGTTCGGCAAGCTCTTCGGTATGCGATTTCTTGAACGCATCGAAGGCCGCGCCCTGCTGTTCAAGCAGAGCCTTGATGTCTTCCGACATGATGTTTCCTTTCAGGAGTTCAGTTTTGCCAAGTTGCGGCGCAGCAATGCCGCCAGATCGGCTACGTCCTCATCCCGAGGGTCCACAGCCTTGAACCCAGCCGTGGCGATTGCCTTGGCTTGGGCGTGTGAGAAACCTCCTACATCCCGCAGGAAGCGCTCAAATTCGCGCGGCGTCGTGATTTCGCTTGCGGCTTTAACCGCAGAAATCCGCGCCTTGCCGTTGGCCGGGAATGTCACAATCGACAACTCTACCAGATCAACAGATTTCAACGTGCGACGAGGATCTTCCGGCGCTGTGCGCAACGTGAATTCCTTCGCCCTGTAACCGATGGATAGCCCGTCAAGAACACCCTCAGACAGCGCGCCGTAAACGGTTTTGCCGCGTTCCGTGTCGAGGTTGATCAACTTGCCTTCTGCATAAAGGCCGCGATCATCCTCAGCCATCTTTGTCCATTTTCCGATTGGCATTTGGTCGCTGTCCGTTAGCCCCATCCCGCCATGCTGCAACAGCATCGGCGGCAATTTCCCCGTTTGCTTCCAATCTGCGAGAGTAGATTTGAATGCCCCAGGCGCGATTACGTCGCCATAGCTATCCACATTGCCAAAAACAGCACCGTAACCAGAAAACTCGCCCTTGGCCGTGACTTCATCAGCCGCGAACTTGATTTCAATTCGTTCCATTTTTCCCTCCGTCGCCACTCATGGCGGGGGTTGTGATCAAGGTCGGGAATTCATCGCCGCCATCAACCTCGTCCAATTCCTCAATGTCGCGCACTTCATTTCGCGTCATCCAACCCGGCGCCTGGGTGGTCCCGAGTGCAGCTGTGTAGTACGCCGCCCGATCCTGCGCGGCGCCCCGCATTAGAGCGTTGGTCGTGAATTTGGTATAGAACCCGGCGTCCCGCTCTGCCTGCGAAAGCAGGTTGATATCGGCGGATTCCTCAATGCGCTTGTACCAAGGCGAAAGCGTGTGAACGACATGCGCCAAGAACATCTGTTCCGCGCTGGCATAGGTTGCCGTCTTGTCGGCATGTCCGACCATGATCGGCATTACGCCAAAGGCGCGGCAGATTTCTTCGATCTGGTGTTTCCGAGTCTCCAAATGCTGCGCATCAACACCTGTCATCTGGAAGCTGGTCCACTTGCCAGCCATATCCGAGATCAACGGTTTGCCTGCCCGATCCCCGCCTTGCGAATGACGGTCAAGCCATGCCGACAGGAATTCAAACTTCTCCTTGCCCATCGTACCATCGACTGACAGCATCCCAGACACGCGCGCGGCGCCCTTATGAAACTCCGCATGTGCGCTTTCGGTTGCGATAGATAGCCCGATGGCATCCCGTGCAAGCTTGGTGGCATCCATACCCTGCCAGCTATTCCAAGACGGCCCACGCAGGTGCCAGATATCTTCCTGATCAAACGTCACTGTAGCCGCGTCATCCGCTGTAACCCGGTAGGACAGCCGCCCAGACGGCGCGCGCAAAACCGTCACACGCCCCGGTTCAATTGGCTCTAGCGTGCGAATCTCCCGATTCCGCCCAACCATGCCTTTCCAGACAAACGCATTCCCGGTCAACACCATGTGATACATGATGGTTTCGCGCAGACCGAATGAAGTTTGCCACCCGTTAGGGGTGCGAGAAATCACGTTGTAAAGCCCATGCTCCGTTACAGGCTTCCGGCTGTTGTCTTGCTCCTGATAAACCCGGAAGGGAACCTGCGCGACCCCGTTGGAA